TTATATGATTATAGAGAAACGTACCAGACGACCCAGATGCTATTGCAAAGTAAAGCAAAGCATTGTCTGACGAAGAGGATTCAGACAGAGCAAGTGTAATATGATTTGCAAGCGTAGAAAATTTTTGAGCAATAATTTGATTGTCATTAGACTGTTCAGGTAGTTTAATAAAAAACTCAAAAGAAAAAGGAGAAGTATAAGGGTTTAATGAAGACTCTCCTGATTGATTTTTAGATAATGAATTAATTGCTGACCCAGCTGAATCGATAACTTCGATATAAGTTCCATTGTTTACAGATTCTCCTAAAGCAGATCCGCTAAAATTAAGATATCCTACGTTTTTTGGAAATTGATCTAAAACCCATTTTTCAAAACCGGTTAAATTGTCTTCAAACTCTTCTATTTCTTTTTTTGTTCCGCCTAAAGGATAGAAGTTAATAATCCTATCAAAAGCTTCGTTTACATTTGCAACAGCTGAATGGAAAAAGGTGTGGTTTTCAAATTGTGACCAATCTAATTTTACTTGTTGTGTTGAGACTAACTCAGGTTTATCACCATATCTAAAAGAAGATGTACTATCTAAGTTAGTATTAACAAACAAATTATCGTAAGTAATAGGATAAGAATTTCTATCATTTATATAGCTATTTGCTTGACTTCCACCTCGAACAAATGTTGGTCTAAACAATTTTCCTTTGTTATTTCTGAGTGGATTTGACATTTAAACTCCTATATAACTTTAAACTTTGATGCGACGTCTTTAATAATTGAATTTACACCGTTTCTTTTAATTAGAAAATCAAAAGAATAAACTCTTCCTTTCGGGAGAGAGTCTGTGTATAAATCAAAGAACATTCCTTCTGAGTCTGTTGAAAGTCTTGTAGAATTATTTTCTGTATCGAAATCAATTAATATTTTTCCGTCATAAACGTCTTTAATCCTATAATACATTTCATGAAAAATTTGACTCTTTTTTTCGAAAGGAGACTTAACATAAGTTATAGCCCTGTCTCTATCTTCGGCAAAAACTCTTACTTTTATTCTTTCTCCTTGACTATAAAAATCATTAACGTTTAACACAGTAATTAAAAGATTGTTTTGGTTTTTTGTATTTGCTGTTCTTCTGTTTTCTCTTTTAACCACTAATGATGAAGATAAAAATGTTACAGTTTCAGATTCGTTTGTCCAAACTTCATTAAAAGTAATTGATCCGGTTAAGTTTGCCTCATTATATAATTCGCTTTCAAAACTAGAAATTGAAAAAGAAGATGAGTATATTCCTGCAAGAGAATGTCGACCTCTTTTTGCTTGAGATACACTAAAAAATTTCTTAAAACTTCCAGACTCAATTTTTAGTTTTAAACAATCGTTTCCTGTTAATTCTGTTCCACTAGCTCCAGATAAAATATTAGAAAGGTTTCCGTGATGATAGTTTAGCAAATACAAAGACGATGTAACATTAAATATAAAGTCTTCATGATAATCTTGAATTGAATCATTAAATCTAACTACTAGCTTTGGCCTACTTGCATTTACAGTTGCATTTCTTGAAGCAAACCTTTTAACGAAATATGACTTGTCATTATCTTGATAACTTCCTGAGAATGCTATTAGAAAACCATTGTCTGGGATTAATCCTGCCAAAGTGCCTGACACTATTTTCGTTACATCCATTTCCAAATCTTCTGTGCCTGTTTCAAAATATTGTTCTACACAAAGAGGAACTAAACCGACACTTGAATCTAGTGTACCTGATACTATTATGTCAATGTTTTCTTCTCCTAAGATTCCTGACGCGTTTGCTCCTTGCTCATTCCAAAGTATCGCTTCTCCATTTTGTATTGAAGCGGTAACAAAATTAACTGCATCTAAGTCAGAAAACTTCACAATATCTCTTCCTCTACCTTCTGTGAAACTTTGTGATAAAGGAAACAAAATCAATTTAAACTTCGAAGGAGTTGTCTGTCCTCCGTAAACGTCATGTAGCTTAATCTTGCAACTAAAAGAAGGATCAGATATATCTATATCTTTATTTTGATCCATATAAGATATGTCGCCTAAAGGAAACTTTAACAAAAGGCGAGAATATTCTTTTGGATAATCCTCTCCTGATATAATGTTCTCATTGTAAAGTTTAAATAGATCTAAAGTTCCTGCATCACCAACATTAGCATCAGTTGCTCTAAAAGAGTTGTTAATTATTTTATTTGTGATGTATGTATCATTCGATGCTGATATTATTCTATACATTATAATACTCTCCCTACGATATCTTCATTAGGAAATTTTAATTCAAACATTCCACCGATTGGAGGTACATAATAACCTCTATCTATAATATCTTGTGATTTAAAACTATAGTTGCTGTATGCATTTCCTAAAATGTTTCCTGACTTTGATATGAAATTTTTTGAAACAAGAGAAACTACACCGTTTGTATTTAAAATGATATTTTCAATATCTCCAACCGGAATAGGTTTGTTGATTTGAAAATTAGAAATTTTAAAGTAGTCTTTGAGTTTTGAATTAATAGAGTTAACAACAACTTCAGAATTGTATCCTGTTTCAACTGTTATTGAGTAATCAAAACCAAAATTAACGATAATCCCGTCTAAAATATCAATAGCGTCTGATACTAATCTAAATTTACTTAAATAAGTCTTTAAATTCTTTTTAAGCGTGTCCGATGATATTATTAGTTGATTATTTTCATTTCTTGATAAAACAAAAACTTGAGAAGCTAAAGGGTTTCTAGGATTATCAGCAGGTGCGGCTCTAAATATTCTTCCAAACTTAGTGGGCATTGAATGAATTCTTGCAATTAAGTCTTCTCTTGTTACAATTCTATTTTGACTATTTCTATTTAAAATAGCAATACCTCTTAAATCTTCAAGAGTTGGTTCATCTTCTCCCCCAGATGCTCTTGAAGTATTATATACTGATATACTTCTTTTCACGCCTACTTCAGAAGAAACAGGGGTTGCTGTTGGAAAAGTTGTAATTAATGTCTTAACTGATGTTATTGTTCCTGACGGTACATTGTCGCCGAGTCCTCCTCCATATCTATAATTAACAGTTAATGTTGTATTTTTAGGAGATATTCCTAGCGTTTGTGTCTCTAAAAAAGCGTTAGGATCAATTGACACAGTTGTTAAATTATTCTTGTCGCCATACAAAGTTATTGCGTGTTCACTAGGATCAGGTATAATGTCTTCGTCAAAATTGTCTTCGTTTCCCGAACCGAACCTTATTGTTGTCAAACCAGTTCTTATGCTTCTTGTTTTAGTAAATCTTTTAGGCGCATGTTGCATTTCCATTCTAAAAGGAACTAGTGAAGAATCATAGCTAGTGTTTTGGTAGTATTTAAAAACTGTGTCTTGTGTTAAAGAGTCAACTTCATAATATTCGTCTCCTGACGAATCTATAATCGATATTATCTCGTTAACATTTTCTTCTTCTAAAGAAATTGTTCTAAACGGTACAAAAGTGTCAGGGATTTGAAAAGTTTCTGTCTTTATTTTAGCACTACTTACTATTCCAGGAGCTGTTAAAATAAATGTTACGGGTACTCCGTTTGATGTTCTGCCTATCTTTACGTTCGCCAATAGGTTTCCACTATCATTTCTTTTATTAAAATCTACATCTTCAAGCAGAGTAAAATCTACACCACTTATTGATGAAAAAATTGAATTTTTATTAATAACAGGAATTTCTAACGGGTTAGGTATGTAGCCGTTTGAAGATTGAATAGCATTTACAACAATAGAAATAGACATTGTTGCATAGGCGGGAGCTGCTGATGGGATATCTACACCTGCTTCTCTAACTAGTCTTTCAATGTTTTTAGGTTCGATTGCGTTCTCAATTGAATTTTCGTTAAATTGATGATCTAGGTAATAAGTCATTACATCACCGACATATGCAGCAACATCTAAAAACATGCCACCCAAACTTGAATCTGTAAAATCTACAATATTATCGCTGAAATGTGTTATTGCAAACCTCTGCAAGTCGTTCCTTAATGATTTAAAATCTTTATTAGTATAACTGATATCAATTTGTTTTTTAACTTCTTTTTTAATGTTTTTTGCCATTTTTACCCGCCTACAATAACGTCAACTTCTATTCCTAAATTAGGACTTTTAAACTTAGGGATAGTATATGTTATACTTATTTTTACTTTTGTCAATCCATGTTCATTTAAATCGTTTTTTTCGTTTACATCTAAAATTACAGGAACAATATCCCTTATAAGAATTTCAGGAAAATATTTTTGTGTCTCTTCTAAGATTGTTGATGATAAAACTTCTTCAAAGTTTTCATTATTACTGTATTCAAAAACCAAAGATTTTAAGTTAGCTCCAAAGTCATATCTTCCCAATCTTTCTCCCTTATTTGTCAATATCATGTTTCTAAAATTATCTGATATTTGCCTGATTGGGTTGTCATGCATTTTAAATATATCATCATCAATCGTTAAAGGTGTTTTAATTCCAATCGGTCTTTGCTTTACAACAGTCTTTTTCTTAAATCTTCTATCAGATTGTTTAAAACCACTGCTTTTAAAATTAAATTGAGTGCTACTCACTTTTACCTCTATATTTTATATTTATATATATCTACTATTTTAAAAGACCTAAAGCTATTGCTGTGCTTTTCATAATTAATCCTTTCCCAAAAATAACCCCGACTATTGATACTACTAAACCAATAACAAGGCTTTTAATAAAGTTGTTTATTATGTAAACCATAGTAGATGCTTTTTCAATAAGCTTTTTGATTTTATCTGATTGTAATAGTTTGTCAAAAAAAGTATTAACAACAGCATCAAAAACTGCTTTGATTATCTCTTTAAGATTAAAATTCAAGGGAAACAACTCTTTTATTTTATCAATTGCTGTTTTTAAAAAAGGAGGAATTCCTGCTGCTAACTCAAGAAGCATCTTTATTTTCACTTTTGCAATTTCAACAAAAATCACTCCAATCGGAGGAATTTCTAGATCAAAATTAAAATATAACTCAATAACGTCAGATGGATCGATGCCTTCAATTTCTGGAATTGGAAAATTAAAAAAACTTAAACCAAATGATTTTAAATCTGAAATATCTGGTAATTGAAAGTAAGGAGGTTCGGGTAACTCAACTTCAGGAATAAAAGCACTTTTAATGTCTTCTATCTTTTCTTGTACTTTACTTTTTAAAGTTTCTATTGATAAGTCAGGATCAATTTCGTTAAATATCTCTGCTAGCTCTTGAATACCTTCCTCTATTGCATCTTCTCCAGTTTCTTTTAATTTACTTATTGCTCCTAGTAATTCTTCTTTTTTCTTTATTATTTGATCAATCTTTGTTAAAAAAAATTGATTCGGGTTTTCTATACCTAAACCAGCTAATATGTCAGTAATAGCATTTGTTATCGGTAATAGAGCTGATGTGGGATCTGTAATAGGAGCTATTATATTAATAGCAGGAATGCTATCAATTAAATCGAATATTGTCAAAAAGCCACTATCAAAAAAGTTTTTTCTAAAAGCAGAGTCTTCTTCTAAAGCTTTTTCTTTCCAAGCATCTGCTGCTTTTTTTCCTCCTCCTGTCACTTCAAAGCCAATGCGAAAGTCGTCTAAAAATGGCACACGAGGCGCCTCTTTGTTTTCTATATCTTTTGCTATTGATGACACTAAAGATGCGTAAAGTGTTTCTCCTTTCGCCCCTATATCTTCAAGTGCTCCCATATTTAATCCTTTTTTTACTTAATCAATATCTTAGAAGAAAATTTTCCAGTAGTAGGAGAC